GCATCTTTAATAAAGTTTGAATCAAATGCTCCTTTCTGGATGACATATTTGTAGTCAATGTTTGGCATAATTGTTACACCTCCATTGTCTAAAGTTTTTCCACTTAGCAAAGCTATAGACACATATTTTGATGCCCACTGACCTGCATAAGTACTAGTAATGTTGACCGTAGTTGCTAGGTCTACTTTGTGATTGCTCATGTTTTTAATTTTAATTGTTATTTGTGATTATTTAATTTTTCTAATACTCTATCCATAGTGCTTCTCGCTCTTCCTTTTGCTAAATGCACTCTTTCTTTTTTCTCAACCTTTTCTGGGTTGTGATTAATTGGTTCAGCAGAAACTTCAACTTCATTTAATTCTACTTTAGCTGCTTCTACTTTTTCTTCTACTTTTTCTTCTTTTGAATACACTTCTTCTTCTTTAGAATTTCTGTCTTGTTTATCTGATTTTAAATCAGCAATAGCATCTTCTAAGTTTTTAATTCTTTTTTCCATGCCTTTCCAGTCTGCTACATCAGCTTCCTCATCCATTTCTTCTTCTTCTTTCATTTCTTCTTTTTCTTCTCCTGCTTCTTCCTTTTGTGGAACTTCATCGTCAACATCTTCTCTTACATCTCCAATGACTCCCTCTTCTTCAACTACTAATAAAGTGCCATCTTCAAATAAGTACTCACCAACTGGCATAGCTACTTTTTCGTCATCTGTCAAAATAAATACAGCTTTACCTTTTTCAAAAGATTCAGCTTCTATTCTAGTTCCGTTTTCAAGTTTTCTTTCTTCTAACTCTACTTTAACTTCTGCTAGTTCCATTCCTAGAACTTGTTTTATTGATTCAACTATTTCTGATGCTTTCATTTAAATATTTTTTAATTGCTTATTATATGTACAACAAAATTGAAAAGTGTTTCCACTTTTTTTAGCTTGCCTGAGTTTTACCTATGCCCTGTGCATGAAGTGAGCCATCACAACAATCCACACTATAAGTGTTGTCTTTACACAAACACCCTCTGCGACTGGCTTTTGGTGAATTGTGTGCTAGGTTTTTAAATTTCTTCTTTCTTATCATATTGTTTGTTTTGATTATCACAACCTTTGCAAATAATATCCTTTATTTTTGCTATTAATTCTTCAGAAAGCACTTCTTCAGATAATTCTTCCTCTATTTGTTCTTTAGGTCTGTTAGCTTGATCTGAGAAAAATCCTTCTATAGAAAATCCTTTGACTTTGCCTGTCTTTACATAATCATTCCATATTTCGTCATTATTAACTTTCATCGACACCATCCAAGTACCTTTTGGCACATCTAAACCATATTTTACTGATTTATCCATTTTAGGGTCATCTACTAACCAAGATTCAACAACTGTTAGGTTTTGTATAGCCATTTGATGCTCTAAAGTTGCTTTTGATTGATTGCCTCTTATTAAAAACATTTCAGATGCCTTTTTTACAGTATCTGTGGAGAAATAGACATAATAGCCTTCATCTTTCTCATTCTTTCTATAAATGGGCTTGTTAGGTATTAAAGCAGCACCCATAAGGATTCGTTTTTCCTTATCAACCTCTGCCATTTTGATTTCTTGGTTTTTAAGTGCAATAAAATCTGATTCTATTGCAGGAGATTCAACAACTGAAATAGCTTCTATTCCTGAATGTTCGTTTTCTTCGTCTAAAAATAATTCTATTATATCCATAATATATGTACAATAATTTTTGAAAGTGTTACCCTATACTTGCTCCTTCGACAATATTTCTGTCTAAACTCTGTGCAGTAGTTACATCATTAGCCACTACAAAAGCTTTGACTGGCTCTTGAGCTTGACTTCCTATTGCTCCTGCTAACTGATTTGTTTCTGATGCTCCTACTATATTAAATGCAGGAGGACTTGGTGCAACTGATACAGCAGCAGATGAACCACCACCTAAACCACCACCAGATAATGCAGCAGGTGCAGCAGGTGTTTGAGTAGAAACTATATTTTTAACATTAGCAAGACCTCCTGCAATAATTCCTGCTGCTGCTATAGGGCCAAAAATACCTCCCTGTGCTAAAGCCTTATTAGCTCCTGCATAAGTATCAATTACTGCTTGAGTAACTGCAATAGCTTTCCCAAATCCACTACTTTGACCTACAAGATTAGCAATCCCTCCTAAAGCTCCTGATATAATGTTAAGCTTTTGTTCTTCTGTTAGTTTTGTTATTATTACATCTGTTTTAGCAGCATCAGCATTAATTTTAGATATTTGTTTCTGATAATCTTGTTGAGCTTTTAATAAAAGAGCATTTTTTCGTTCTTCATTGTCAACTTCTTTATCTATTAGTGCAGTTTGTATGTCTAATTGATTTTGTGCTTCTAATTTGGCTAATTCAACATCATCTAATCCTATTTGTTTTAATTCTAAATCTAAATCTTTTTGTTCCTGTAATAAAGCATTATAATTTGTCTGTTGCTCAGACCTAAACCCTGTAACTGTAGCTTCAATAGCAGCTTGTTCATTTAAAGCCTCTGTATAAGCTACTTGTAGAGCTACATTATCTTTATTTAAATCTAAAGCTGCTTTTGCTGAATCAACTGCAACTTGAGCATTTTTCTTCATTGTCTTTTCTTGCTCATCTAATACTTCTGCTAATTTTTCATTAGCCTCAATTCTTACTTGTATACTGTTTGAGGTATCGTCTCTTAATTGTCTTTGTATTTCTGCTTCTCTATCGTATTTTTCTAGTAAACCCTGATTTTCTGCATTTAAAAGCTGTGCTGAATTAGCTAACTGTGTGTTAGCCTGTGCTGCCTGAAAAGTAGATTTTACATATTTAGTAACATTAGTAGTTAATTCTTTTTGTTCTTTAGAAGCATCAATTAAATCTGTTCCTAGTTGTGCAATTTCTCCTGCAAGCCTTTCAATTCCTTCAGTATCTTTTTTATCAAATAATGTTTTTGCTGCTAATTGTAATGTTTTAAATCCTATCTGTGCTTTTATAATAGTAGGCATTAATAAAGTTTTTATACTATTTCCTACTCTAGCTATAGCACCTTTAAAATTTTCAAAAGAAGTAAACGATTCTATCACTCCATTAGTGATGTCAGTAAATATTTTAGCAGTAGTTTGGAATATAGTATTGCCAAAATCTACTACTTTTTGATTCTCGCCTAATACTTCAGTAAAAGTTTCAAAAGCTTTTAATATTAATCCAAAACCGATAGCTTTAAAGGCAAGTCCCACACCACTAAACCCTTTTTTAAGTTTATTAACGCCTTTTGTTAACCCACTTAGTCCTTTCCTTGATTTTTTAGCTTGAGTGTCTAAAGATTTAAAGCTTTTTTTACTTTCTTTTTGATTGTCTACTAAGCTTTCATTTATAAGCTGTAAACTTTTTACAACATCTTCTAAACTAGCTTCTGCATTTTTAGTGTTTACCTTTAATTCTATTGGAATACTTTTCATTATTTAAAATATTTAATATGATTATAAACTTCTTTAAAGGTTTCAGGAATTTTGTTTTTACCTAATGCAATTTGTGAAAACTCACTTTTACATTTGGTTATTTTTATTAACTCTAGTATTTGTCCTATCATGATAATTCGTTTAGTAATTCTAAGCTGCTTTCCCCTGTCAGCATATTGGTTTTAACTGTGTTTATTTTATAACTAATGTCATTGATAATAAACTTGTCATTTAAATTGTAGTTAAGTAAAATGCTTAAAGGCAAGTAAGCTTTAACCTTAGTCATTCTTCTTTTTATGTTAAATACATCAGAGATGTAAGAAGAGTAGTAATTTTGAAATAGGCTTTGGTTGTTTGTAGTTCCTGTATACTCATCTACCTCACTACCAAAATTAATAGTCTGTGAGGAGTTTAAATTAACATTAGAAGGTCTGTTGTAAGTTGTTAAACCTGCTGCTTCATTAGAAGTGACTCCATCTTTAAATGAAAGTTTAGAATCTGCACTACTAATAGTCTGGTTAATATTATAAAATATTAAAGGTTTTGTCAAATCAGTTTCTTGGTCTGCATTAACACTCCATCCCCATTGTATTTCACTTTGATTGTTAGTAAGAGTTGATGAACTGTTTTGGTCAGACAACCTTTCATAAACCATTTTAGCGAAGGGGAGTTCTATAGTGTATTTAGTACCAACATCAATAGAAGTATCTCTTGAGGGAGGACTAAGCAAATCTCCAAACACTTGGTTTTGTATTCTGTTAAAATTTATAGCTAAAAAAGAATCTGGCTCTTGAAATTTAAACTGAATGTCATTATAAGGCAAAGCCATATTAATCTCACTAGTATTCATTTCAACATGAGCAGTAATATCAAAAGAATTGCTAGTCGCATAAAAACTATCTAATGTTCTTACCTCAATAATGTTCTGGTCATTAACAAAAGCAGTTAAATTAAAAGTCTGAAATAAGCCTGTAAGTAGGTCTATAATTTTAATGTCAGGCACATTTTGATTGATATAAACAAAGCCTAGTGTATCGTTAGTCCCTCCATTTACTACATAGTTGTTTGTTCCTCCACCAAAGTTTAAAATATCATTAGCTGTTAGTTCTAAAGTTGGAGTAAAGGATAAGGCTGAGGTGCTTTCTACAACCCATTGTATTTCATAATTAGCAGCAGTATTTCCATCTAGTGTAAAGGTCAAAGGATTACTCCCTGTTACATTTGTTATTTCAGCAAGTCTAGTGTTCGATACATTGTCAATAGCATAAGCTGTGTAGACTATTGAGTTGTCAGTCGGAACTATGCTCAATGTAGCAAAATAAACTATTTTGTCTGCTGTGTTTATATTGACAGTCCAAGTAGTGTTTCCTAAGTTAAAAGAATAATTGTCGCTTCCTGAAAGTTGCCAGTTACCAATTACTTTAGTTAAAACTTGTTGGCCGTCTGTATTTGTTCCTATTCTTCCTTTATTTCTAGCAAGCCATAAATATAAACTGGCAAAAGGCTCAGAGTTATTAAAAAAATCTGATGAAAATACAATGTCACTCGGAAATCCATTAGCTACTGTATATCTAGCTTCAATAGCATCTATAATTTCTTGTAGTCTTATAGCAGGTTTTAAATTAGTATATTCAACTCCATGATTTAATGAACCCTGTCCGTTACTCTGATAATGAACATTATAATCTTCTTCATTTGTTGCATCTGAATTAAAAAAGTATCTTCCTGCTTCAGCTTGTATTAAAGGATAGACAATAGCTCCACTACTGAGATAGGTGTCTGATTGTAAAGCATTTTTTACTATGAGCTTTGAATAAGTATGGTCATAAGCAGATAGGTTTAAAACGTCTAGTTTATCTTCAGCTAATAAAGTTTTTAGGTTTACTGTATTTCCAAAAAATGTTACATTGTATGAGCTAGCCTGATTGTTTTTCATTTTAACTCCATTGAGCTGCAATACTCCTGTCTTAAATTCTAAAAAGTTTAATTCTAGCTTACTACTAATTTTAGTTCTGGCATCAAAGCCTGCATCAATATTGAAGTTGTAAAAGTGTTTAAATATCTTATTGTTATTTTTTGAGGCAGGTAAATTAAAAGACTTAGTAAAATCAGTAAATATTTTACCTACATCTCTTACGTTTTGTATAGATTGAGTGATAGTGACTGATTCGTCTTTAAACATATCAGCTCTTAGCCCATTAATATAAATTTGTAGTGCTAGCATTATTTAATATTGTTTATAGTGCTAAAGGCATAATCAAAGCTCATTGTATAATTTATAAGTCCTTCATTAACTCCTTTTTTAAATGTTAAGCTTTTAGTTTTTATGTTTATTGGCAAGACATTGTTTCCGTCATCTACAAATATTTGTTTACTAAGCATTATTTCTTCAATGACTTCATTGAAGCTCTCGTTAATAAATCCCTGTATTCATTTCAATCGATTCACTACCATTGACTCCATAAGTTGCTATACTGTGTTTAGAAATATCATAGCTAGGAGAAGAGGTAAAGTCCATTATATTTCTGTTGTAAGTGCTTCCTTTAACACTTAAGCTTTTTTGTGACCTTTTAAAAAATGGCATGATCTGTAAAGCTCCAAACTTGTTATAAAAGATTACTTGTAGTTGCTCATACTTAGGCTCACATACAGCCTCTAGGGTTAAAGTAAAACTTTGCTCATAGCCTGTTTTAGTAGAAACTACTGTAATAGTATCTCCTGTTTGTAACGTCAGAGTCGGAGTTACTCTTATGTAAACTATCTTTTCTGTTGAATCGGTAGAATCAGGAACTACAATAGGGGTTAAAATAGAACCCCAGTAATTTTGGTATAAGTTCCAGAACTCATCAGTCCTTTCCCATTTGATGTTTGCTCCTCCTCCACTAATAAAAGTGATAGTAGGCTCTGCTTCTGCAAATACTGGAAAGACAATGTCTGTACCCTGTTTAAAATATATAGTTGTATTGCTTTGTAATAAAGCAGGAGTGTAATCAGGTCTAGCTACAATGCTATAATTGTCAGGAGTTGAAACCATAATATCAGCAGCTAATGCCAATGATGTATTACTTTCTATAGCACTAATTGTAGTACTACCTCCCTCACTTAAATTGTTTACAGTATCTCCTAGACTTACTGTGTCTAAAAAGTTTTGTGTTGAGTCTTGTAATTTAAAAGCTACTGTTACTCCATCTGTTGTTCCTGTGACTACTGTGTTTATAGGATTAGTAGCTGTTCTAGGGTTTACACCTTCTTCAAAATATCCAAACCCATCAAAAGCTAAGTAAGGAGTGGCATCTTCTGCTGCTGCTGTTTGTCTTATGTTATAAGTTTCTCCACTTGTCATAATATCGGAACTTAGGCTAAGAGTAGTATTGCTATCTATTGCAGAAATAGTTGCTGTTGTTCCGTCTGTTGTATTGTTAACTGTATCACCAATTTGAACTGAACTTGTAAAGTTTTGAGTGCTGTCTACTAGCTTGTTTGCTGTTGTTCCAGTTGTTGTTCCAGAATCTTTAGTTATAACAGTAGAGGTTTTAACCCACACTCCGTCTGTTGAAAAGTTGCCATATTCTGTCTCTAAATAATCTTTAACAAGTGAGCTTATTTCAAAGGCTATGTAGTTGTTTCCTGATATGACTGTTTTGGTTAATGTGTATTGTGATGGAGATGGAGAAGCTGTATAAGTACCTGAGTAAATATACAATGTCATTGTTGCTGATTCTATGCTTCCCTGTGAGGGAGTTATTTTTATAAAGTATGGACTTCTAGCATTTATTATTGCACTCATGTTTTAAATATTTTCTGTTATGTCTTTTACTAATGATTCTGCTAATTCTTCAGGCAGTCTTTCAAAGGCTTTTTCAAAGGGTTTAGTAAAAAACATACTTGGTCTTATACCTTTGTAATAAATGCTTTTAGCTAAAGCAAAGTCTAATGATTTACGTTTTTCAAACTGTCCTCCTTTACCTCTTGGAGCTATTCCTTTAATTACTCCCCATTTATCAAATGCTTTAGGAGGAGGCATTTTATTTGTGTATTTAAAAGGTGTGTTAAATTTTCTTTTTATACCACTTACCCCTTTATCTTGATACTCTCCATAGTCTTCCATTTCAAAAGACAGACTGAAACCCTCAGCAGTTTTCTCTAGGTTATATCCAATAGAATTATAAAGTGTTTTATTTACATTCTTTTTTTGTTTAGTAAGATTGCTTCTTGATTGTTGGACTACATACTTTCCAAACCTATTCAACTCTCTCTGTATCTCTTTTAATTCCATTAGCAAATTGTCATATTTGTTGGAACTACTACGTCAAAAGTTACTGCCCATCCTGTTAAACTATTCTCAAACCTTTCGTTAAAAGGTTCACAGCTTGCTGTTCCCTCTACCTGATACAAGTCGCTAAATAAATCTCCTCTCATTAGCTTACTAACAATTCTAGCTGCTATATTAAGCTGTGTGTTTAGAATGTCTTGCTCGTTAGAGTTTCCTAGAAATGCAGAAGCACTTTCTGTTTTAGGATTGTCCACAATATCCATGCACATTATAGTCACATTAAATGTTGTTGTTGGAGCAGAGATAGTAGCTTGATTGACCATAATGTGTGATAATGGAAATATGGTTTGTTTAGCTAAGTCAATGTCATAAATGTTTCCATAGCTTACAGTATTAACAAAAGGTTCTGCTTCTAAAGCTGTTTTAAGTGTGTCAATTATATTATAATAAGTTGTCATATCGTTTTAATAAATATTGGAGTGAATGAGTTTATATCACTATTGTTTGCTTCTTTTATGTAATCGTCTAGCCATTCTAAAGCTGCATCAAATTCAAAAACTTCCTGTGTGACTTTTGCTTTTATTAAACAATCCAGACATTTCCAATAATCGTATATAGCTCTTTTAGGATTAGTAGTAGATATGCCGATCATAGCATCTTCAAAGCCTTCAGCTAGAACAATGCTTTCATCATAAGGAATTAGTCCTCTTTCATAAAGCTCCTCTACTAAAAACTCTTTCATATCTTACTCTTTATCATTCTTCTTTCAAGTTCTATTTTCTCTTTTTCAAAAGTCAAAAACATTAAACATTGATGGACTGGTAACTTGGTAACTTCATCAATTTGGGTAACGTCTGAGTTACTAAGTCTATAAATGCTTGAATACCAATTCCACTTTCTTCCAAAGTTTGCTTTTGCTGAGAGGTCAGATTCTCCACTTCCTGTTTGAAATAACTCGGAATATGATTCATTAACTCTTTGCTTAAACTCCAAAAAAAAACTAATGAACCAAGTACAATATCTAATGGCATTTTCTGCATATCGTATTTGTCATATGTCTCATAGTCCTCAATTAAATACTTGTTATTTTGTTTAAGTGTTATAGGTCTAAATAATACACCCATAGCTTTGTGCATAGTTTCCCAGTCTGTCAATGTGGAATCTAGGTCTACATATTCTCCAAAGGTCATATCGTCTAGCTTAGGTATAAATCCAAATTCTAACTCACCTCTATTAAAAGATGTAATAAACTTTGGTTTTTGTTCAAACAGTTTGTTAAGGTGTTTTGTTATTTTGTTTATGGAGGTGTATTTAATATTAAGCACATTCTTTAATTCAATGTTACAGAATATCTCTACCATTTTCTGTTGCAGAAACAAGCTATCTTCATTGTCATTAGAAATCTTTAGGAACTTTTGATATTGCTCTAATGTTATTTCTGATAGTGTTTCAGGTACTAGGATTTTAACTTTCATACTATATGTACAATAAAATCACAAAGTGTACTCCACCCTATTTAATAAATATGATATTCTCCTCTGTTTGGATTTTCAAGTTGATAGCTTACAGAATATCTTAAAGCATCTATTAAATGGTTATGCTTATCTATTGGAGTTTGTGATTTTTTTTCAAGCCAACAATAATTATTTAATTCTTTTATAAGCTCATTAGAATTTTGGTCTATAACTAAATCATAATCTTGGAGTAAACTTATTCCAAAAACTATACTTCCCTGTCCTTTAATTGTTGGAACAACATTATTAAATCTTTTTAATTCGCTTATAAGTCTAGGTTCGGCACTATCACCAACTATCAAACTTCTTCCTGCAAATTTAGTGTTAAGCTCTGCAATTTGTGAGGTTGTTAAATGTGTTTTATAAAAACATTGTTTTACATATATAATTTTATTAGTTGAATCTATACTAGTTTGTACTAATGTTGAGGGGTCGTTACTAAATCCATAATCCTGACCAAATACAGATTTACTTATTTCTTTAAAATCACCAATTTTCCAGTTAGTAAATATTACACCCTCAGCTTTCTCAAGCCATGCTCCATTAACTATGTGTTCAAAGTTTTTAGGTCTCCTAATCTTCATCTGATCTATTTGTTTAATATAGCTAGCTGAAAGGTTTTCTATATTATCTAAATAGGTAGTATGTATGTAGGTTGTATCTCCTTTAGTTGTATTTGCTCCTGCTTGCACTCCTCTACCCTCAAACCACCTTTGATAAATAAAATGTTCTTTAGTAGTAGGATTTAGCATTAATATTATTCTATTATGTTTTCCTTTTTGTCTGACTGATAAATCTATCTTATCAAATATTCCCTCGTCAGTTAATTCCTCTGCTTCATCCATTATCCAAGTCGTAACCCCCTGTAAAGACTTTAGGTTGGCTGTTTGGTCTCCAGATGATGTTTTGATACCTCTAAATAATATCTTGCTTCCTGTGAGCTTATTTATAATCTCATCTTTTGTAATATGAAAATATTCTTGATAGCCTAGTATTTCAATCTTCTCTTTAAATTCTGGTATAATTGAAATGTGTGCTGACCTTAAAGTGTATCTAGTAAATAATATTACATGACCACGTTCAACAGTTAACCAGACTAGTATTGTATTTATTGAAAATGATTTGCCAGAACCTCTTCCTCCAGTAACAATATAATACCTACTATCTACTTCTTTAAATATGCTCCACTTTTTATTTAAAGCTAATTTCACTTAGTAGTTCTTTAAAGTCAATGCTAAACCCTTCGTTTTGTGTTACATCAATAGTGTCTTTAGGAGCACCATAGGCTGAGTCCATTAAAGCTTTGTAGGCTTGCACATCTCCGTTTCTAGCTTTTCTAACTAAACTTAATGTCATTATATCTTCTTGTGTTAAGAACTGCATTTCTCCGTTCATTGGGTTTTTAACATTCTCTAATGTATTTAACCACCTCTTAGCTATGGTTGCTCTATTTAATGTGCCTTTAGGTCTCCCATTCTTTTTAGGTTGATAGGATGAGCTAAACATTTTTAGGTTATCTTCTTTAGCCATTTTTCTCGTTTTTGTCTCGTTTTATATATTCTTTTCCATTTATTTTAATACTTAGTTTAGAATCTAGCTTTAACATTCTATCTATTATAACTTGACAATACTTAGGGTCAAGCTCCATTCCATAACATTTTCTTTTTAATTGGTGTGCTGCTACCATTGTAGAGCCAGAACCAAGAAAAACATCAAGCACTATATTGTTTTTTAATGAACAGTTTAAAATTCCCTCTGACATTAATTTTATTGGCTTTTGAGTTGGGTGCATATAAGAACCACCAAAATCTTTTTTTATATCCCAAACACTACCAATTCTTTTGCCTTTTAATGTTTCACCTCTATTCCAAACTAAAGCTATTTCAAAATCAGTAGAAAATCTTTTATATAAATCACCAAGTCCACCACCTCCTTTACTCCAAATTATCATATTTGTTATATCGCCAAAATACTCTTTTGTAAGTTCAATCCATTTACCAACAACTTGATAGGAAGTCCACATAAATATAAAACCTTTTGAATGTTCTAATATTTGAGGCATCCATTCTAATAAAAAAGTGTCATCATTTAATATTATGTCGTGCTTACTATCTTTTGAATCATAACTTATTCCATAAGGAGGGTCAGTAAATACCATATCAGCTTTCTCTCCATTCATTAGCTTTGCCACTTGGTCTGAATCTGTACTATCGCCACATAGTAAACGATGCTCACCTATTTCTATTAAATCACCAAGAACAACATCTACTTGCATATTGTCTGGCTCAGTATAATCATCCTCCTCAGCTTCTAATACTTCATCAAACATTGGAGGGAGGTCTAAACCCCAATCGTTTAATTTATCTACATCCCATTCATTGGCTAACATATCCCAGTCCCATTCTCCAAAGCCTGAATTATCTTTTATTATAAATTCTTCCTTTTGCTCATCACTCCATCCCTTAGCAATATCCACCCAGACTTCTTTTAAGCCTGCCTGTTTGCACGCTTTAGTTCTCATGTTGCCTCCTAGTACCATGTAGTTTTCATCGACCACTATAGGTCTTTTTTCTAGCATCTCTGGAAACTCTTTAATTGAGTTAACTAGCTTTTTAAATTTTACATCCTTAATAATTCTAGGATTATTAGGATTAGATTTAATTTCATTAAGTTTTATTAGTTGTTTCATTTTTTATTTTTTGCCATAGTTTATTGTGCTTTTGTTTTATACATCTTATAACAAAAGTTAATAAGCATTACAGTTATGCTAATAATTAATCTCTATATATAAATAACTTATTTTTTTTATCATTTACAGAAAAGCCATTTTTTTTGAGAATGTTAATTGCAATTTTAACCTCTCTCTCTTGCTTTCTGAAATGTTCAAAAATTTCATTACTTATTGCTTCCGATTTTGGCATAATTAATTTTTAAATTTTACTTCTATTCAATTTCAAATTATAAATTGAAATTTCTATACTTTGGATTTCTTTTAATAAACCTGTCATTTCATTGTGTGTTATATGTATTCTATTGTTATGCTTTTTCATGTTTTTATTAGAACTATAAGCAACCATATAACAACAATTATTTATAATAAACTGACATAGTTTTTTTTTATAATCTTCAAAATATTCAATATCCTTATCAAAACTTTTAATTAATCTATCATGTTCACAAATCTCCATCAAACTAAGTACTCCTATTTTTTATATTCCAGATATAATTTTTTCATTACGTTAACCATTTCTCTTACACATGAACCACATGAGCTGACTTGCCTTCTTGATGCTAGCACCCTATTGTGTATAGCTACCATTTTTGTTTGCTCCTCGTGTGTTAGTGTTGACTTTCTGCTTTTATAAAAAACATCGAGCCACTTGTACTCCTCATCATTTAAACATTCTGTTGACCTGTATGGAAACAATCTTATTTAGTAATGCTTTCCTTTCATCACATCCACAGTCAATTCCTGTTACTTCACTGACTTTCTCCACTACTTTTTTTATTCCTGTTTTCTTAGTGAAATTTTTCTATGCTATCTCCAAGACCTTTAGATTTTGGAGCAGCTTTTTTTCTTGTTGCCTTTTTAGCTTTAGCCTGTTTTGCCATAATAATATTCTTTTGCTACTTCTTTTTTAATTGTTAGTTTACACCTCTTTAGTGTTTTGAATACAGCCTTACTGCTTATTGCAGTAGCTGTAGATATTTTTCTAATACTTGGTATGTGGTAGACATATAAGTTTAACATCTTTTTATCATACCAGTACATATTACTAATAGTCTTTTCTATTTTGTTAAAGACTACTTCCATTTGTGGTTTGCTAGGTGTTTCTTCTGGTTGGTCTATGTTAGGAAAGTGATTATTAATACTTACTGTTAGGATTTTCTTTTTCTTGTAGTCATTAATTATTAAGCTCTTTAATGTTCTAAAGAAATACTTTTTATTTATTTTTCCGTCAAACTCATAATATTTGACAGGATCAAATGAAGAATGTAAAAGAATTTTTAAATAAGCATCTTGTACAAAATCTTCAGCATTTTTTTTCTGTGTAAAGTTTAAAGCATTTTTAATCACATATCTAACCCACTCCACATGGAACTTAGATATGTCTATTATTACTTGATCTTTACTCATTTGACTAAAACTAATGTTGCATTAGGTTCTAGTTCATCAAGTAGTGCTTCGGTTAGTTTCCATTTTAGTCTCCAGACATCAGTCTCAAAACCTTTAACTTCAACAAGCTCTATTGAGCCATCAGGATAAATTACTTTAAAATCAATAAAGTAATTACATATTTTCTTTTCATTTACATACAGTCTCAATGGATGTTGAGGTATGTACTCAACTATTTCTCCTGCTTTTAATCTCCATTCTAATTCAGCAGCATAGGCAGCTTCTTTTTTACTATGGTAGGTTCTACCATTAAACTTCTGCTTAATTGCTTTGTACTTATTTCTGTTTTGATATTTCTTAGTGTACATACTAAGCAATACATTATACAAAAAATATCAATACAAAACAATACTTTCAAATACTTTTTTTCTCAACAATCATTTCTCTATCTAAATCTTCTACAACTTTTATAATAATGTTTTCTTTTTCTTTTAGTGTTTTAGTGTACTTATTGACTTTAACCCAAAGTCTTGGGGTTTCTAATTCTTTAGTAAAAGTTGGAAACAGAAACTGCTTCATAAATTTTAACATAACTTTATTTTTTATCGATTTGTTTTAATTTTCTTATTGCCCATTCAATTCCTGAAGCACCTCCCCAAGCATCCCACATAATGCCTCCACAACCTTCTGTGTAGGGAACATCTTTATGTTGCTGATGTCTTTTAAATGAAGCCATTCTTGCAATGGTATCTCGGCTTATTTTTTTCTTGTCAGCAAGTTGCCTAGCTCTAGTCCATCCAACTTTTGTTCCACAGCTTGAGCCGTTTTCTTCTTTGTACTTAATTGCTTTTTTAGCATTGTTAGAAGCAGAAGCAGGATAGTCATTGTATGATTCAAGATTTACTTCTTCATACTTGTCTCTGTATTGTTTTGAACAGACTGCTAGTCTTTGGTCGGTATTTGGAAATTCGCTTACAGTTACTGAATCACTCATGCACCTTTGCATAAAGTCTTTCCTAGATTCTGTACCTTTTGGTTTTGGTAGTGGCATAATATTTATTTAAATGTGAACTTTCTAGCTCTACGATTCCAACCTTCGGAAATAGTAGATTCTAGTTTTTTTGTTTCTTCGTTATGGTTTCTTATAGAATTACTTTCTGCTGAATTAAACCTTTCTTCTAGGTAGGTTCTAAAAAAGGTTAGTATTTTATCTATTGACAGTCTTTCGTAAAACTCACCATATTGCCCTGAAATAATTCTTTTAAACAGTAGAGTTAGATCAGAGATTTTAAGCATATAAAACTCCTCAACAACCATGCTAGAACATAAATTAATTTGTTCCTCACTCATTGGTTTGTTAAGATTTAAAACTTTATTTAAATACAATAGCCAGAAAGTAATTAACCCCTCAGTAAATTGTCTACCATGTTCTCTTTGAAAACTTGCTACACTTGGAGCTTTACTTTCAATAGCCTGTTGAATGTTTGCTATTTTACCTGCATGAAGCATACAGTTTTTAGGACTGTATTTTTCGAGCAAGTTCTTCTTGGAACTCTTTTGAATAGCTGAGTCCATTTTTATTACTTTGTTTTTCATTTATTATTTTTTGTGGGTAGATACCTTTCCACCCATTAGCCATAGCAGCTTCAATAGATTCTACTGCATGAGATTCATTTTCTGATTCGTTTACAAGCTTTTTTAAAGCAGCTTGTTCACTTTGTAAAGTCCTGTAATTAAACTTAAATTCCTTAGCCTTATATATTTTCCAATTACTCCAAGTATTTAAAAATTGTTTAGAGTTATAAGGATATACTACTATTTCTTTTTCTTCTTCTATCTTCATCTTCTTCTTCATCTTCATAGAAGAGGTTTTTTTGGGTTTTGTTTGGGTTTTTACCTTAGGAGGTCTACCACCTTTATATCCGTTTATTGTTTGTTTTTTTATAAAAGCTATTCTTTCTAAAATAACATTGTTTAATCTTTCATTAAAGAAGTAATCACCATTATCAATAAATTTCTCTTTGACCATTTCTGGTAGGTTTTCCCAGTCATAACCCAAAAACAACCTAAGCCTTTTTTTGGGTATTCCGTTTTCATTATATAAGCTCCATTGTTTGCATAATAGAGTAATATATATACCTCTTTCTTCCATAGTTAAATCCATAACTCCAGTTAAGAAATCTTGAGCATATAATTGAAAGGCAGGTGATTTAGCTGACATAGTGTATTTCTTTTTTTAAAACATTATTTAATGAAAACATATTATTGGCTCTTACATAAAGCTCTTCCTGTTGACTGTCACTTAGCTTTGAAAAAATTATATCTATTTTTTCTTTATAAGTTGCTGTCTCATGGTTTAAAATATTTCCACATTTATTTGTGCAGTAGCTGACTTTATTTCTAAAATCTTTATCAACTTGCATTAGGTCATTACACTTAGCTATTGCTATACAGACAGTAGAATGAGACCTGTTTATTAATTTTGAAATCTCAACAGTTCCGTAGTTAGTTTTTTTTCTAGCTATATAGGAATAGATTTTTATTGCATCAGGATAAGGCTTTCTCCTAGTTTTTATGGAGATGTCAATGTCCTCATACAAACTCTCTACTACAGCTTTAATTTGAATTAAATCTTTCATTGTTTTTTTCTTTATAATGACTTAAAGCTTTGTAAAGTCTATTGACCTGAGACTTAAATTTCATAAGTTTTTTATTTAAAATCTCAATAGAAGTTTCAGAAATAAACATCATTTGATTTATAGTTTCAATGTCATTTGTTAACATATTTATATTGTTTTCAAACAAAGTAATCTGTCTTTGAATTACTCCTATACTACCCATAACATTTAAAACTCTATAGGTAGTATTATTTAGTCCAGTCATAGGGTTTATAGAGCTTTGTTGCTCTTCAATTAAATATGAATTTTTGAGTTCATTTAATCTTGATCTAGCTGACTGAACTGAAATAGTTTTTATAACTGACAGTCTTGTAATTCTTGAAATATCAGAAGCAGATAAAGGCTTCTCATTTCTTTTCATTATATCAAGTATTCTTTCTCTGTCGCTTTTAAATTCTTGTTCTTGATTTTTTAGTGAATCGTTTCTGTTTATAAGTGTTTCCATAATTAAAAAGGTAAATCGTTAGGTTCATCGTTATTCATGTCATCTTCTGAAATAGTTTCAGCATTGATGCCATTTTTCATTCTCCACTCTGAAGAAGTTTTTATTGTTTCTTGTAACCAAGAGGGTACTAAGTCATTGTCAGAAGTTATTGCATCTGCATTGAAATTGTCATTGTAATCCCAGATAAAGCTGTGATTGAACTGTGCAGGACATTCAAGTCCTTTAGGTAAGGTAGAAATGCCACCTATATTAGCATAAGTCTTATCACCTACAGAGTTGTGAACTATTGAGAGCATACACTCAGCTCCTAGCAGTTTACTTAAATCAAAGGCTTGACAATCGTCAGCAGTTAATGCTTTACCTCTCCAGTTATTTAAAAAAGGAAGTAAGGCTGACTTTTCATGTAATGACTTAGTAAATTGTCTTTCTATTACATAAGGTTGCTCACCTTTGTCAGGATTAAATACTTTAGTTAAGGTCGGTAGCTCAAACTTTAATCTTATTAATGTTCTGCTTTTTTTCTCTCCCTGCCATTCTGTTGCTATTGTTCCAATGTCAATCATTGAAATACATCTTGCAGGGTAACTTCCTGAGGGAATAATGTCTCTCTTTTGAGAGTTTGAATTAGTTAGTATCATAGTTATTTATTTAGGGTTTGTTTAGGTTTATGTATTTTTAAAATAGGATCGAAGTAGCCTTTATCAATTAATTGGTAGGTGATACAATCTCCTGCATTAATTGACGAATGAGGAATGTTGTTAAACCATACTGCTACATCTCCGTTTTCCATAAAAACATCAAAGACAAAGTTTCCATGTTTTGTTCTTCTAGGTTGACTTACAGATTCTATTTTTTGATTTAGTTTAATTATCATGAAATTGTGCTTTTAAAATTCTTAATTGTTTACCATGACAAGTAGCTTTAATCTTGCCAAGTTTAATTCTATTTCTTACTGTTCTATGACTTAGATTAAGGTATCTAGCAGTTTCATAAATAGTCATCTGCTTGTCTAAAGAATTAGCTTTTATTATTTGCTCGTAAACTGTCATAATTAAAATGCTAAAGGGTCATTCGTTAATTTTATACTCATCTCATTCATTATTTTTCTGTCAAGAGAATCGTAGTCTATTTCTCTATGATTAATATTAGCATAAGGAGCTTCAGAAAAATAGATTACTTTATTATTGTGAGTGTCTATCAGGTTATAAATAGTGTCGCCTATTAACTCTGCTGCTGCTTTATCACTTTCAGCATAAACATCAAACTGTACTTGAACTCGGTATCTTTTTCGCTCTGTCATTAGGATTGTGGTGTTAGGTTAAATAATTCTATTCTTCTTTGTAAGATTCTTAAAACCTCTGATTGATACTGATTAGGGATTTGTTTATAACCAGAAAACCAGTTATTTCTAATTGATAGAGGTTTTTTTCTGTAGTGTTCAGCTAATACTTTTATTAACTGTTTTTGTTGGTTGCTGTCTAATAAATTAAATAGCTGTTGAATGTTCTGTTCCATTAGTTACAATGTTGTTTATTACGTTAATTTTTAAAGTTTTGTATTGTTGTGGTGTAAATTCTAAAGCTTGATCGTCTTTGTCCCAAACTGTTATATGTATGTCAAAAGAAGAAAGCCTGTTGTTGTAGTGACAATAGCCTGCAAGTTCAACAGCATAATCTCCAGACTTTAAACAATGATTATTTAAATCATAATTAGTTGAAGTGTATTCGTCTGAATAAAAAGGTAGGCTAATTGGTTGTAAATCAGATATTAATTTCGTAAATTGTATGCTTGTCATTACTGTTTATTATGTATTATTATAATTATTACACTTACAAATATATAAAAAACAGTACAATAAAAAAATAAAATATACAATTAAAATGAAAAAACCTTAAAAAACAGTACAAATAACAACAACCAACCTAACAAAAAATGAAAGATACTTATCAAAGAATTAACAAGATCATTGCTCATTATAGCATTACACTTAACACATTTTGTGAAAAACTTGGATTAATGTCTACAGCTACTATTTCAAAAATTATTCACGAAAAAAGAACTCCTTCTCAAAAAACAATAGGAAGAATTATTAATGCTTTTCCAGAAATTAGCTACGACTGGCTAGTTAATGGAGAGGGAGAAATGTTAAAAGCATCTAAAGAAAAAACACAAACAGTAAACAATGATGACTTAACAGTAACAAGTAAACAAATAATAGATTTTATTTCAACTGATATTAAAAAATTTATTGACACTCGTATTGGAAAAAATACAGATAATTTGAATAATAAATTTCTTGATGTTAAAGACGATATACTTGACGAAATTAATATGCTAATTAAACAGTCTCACAATAATACCCTAAATACAATGAAAAAATTGTATACTCCTAAAGGTGTTGAAAATTTAATGAATCAGGTAGACATTATAAAGAAAAAATCAATAGTTACTAATAATAATTTTTTAAAAGCTCATGACAATACTTTGGATAAAATAGATGAGTTAAAAAATAAAATAATCGAAATAAGCAAAACAATTTCAGAAATTGAAACCTATAACTTATTAGAAGAAAAAAGAAAAGAAAAAATTGATAAAAAATAAAATAAATAGACATAACGGAAAGAAGGTCTTCTGTTTTTAATCATAATATAATAACATATGAACTTTGAAGATTTTACAGAAGCAATTCACCACACTAAACATTTATCTCAAGAGGAAAAAGAAATTCTTTATAACAGATGGAGAAAAGAATATTTAAAAAAATTAAAAAATAAATACTCTTTTTTAAAAAATAAAAAAAGTAAAACTTAACTCCAAAGTTTATTACTTGTCTGAATTAAAGTATTTAAATTAAACTTTTTATATTTTAATAAAGTCTTTGCATCTTTTATGCCTGCAATTTGCATTAATTGGTGGTCTGGCATACCTCTTTCACTCATCAAAGTTATAAATGTACGTCTAGCTGTATGACTACCTATAAGTTTCCATTTAGGAAAAACTTCTTCTTTCTTGTTTTTACCCATGTATGAAACTTTTTTTATGCTATCATTGATCTTTAGTTCTTTACAAATCTCTTGTATTTTTAAATTAAATTTTTGACTAGATATTTTAGGCAACTTCCACTCGTATTTATCTAATAATTTTTTTAATTTACTATGTAGAGGAATAAAAGAAGTAATTTTAGTTTTCTTAGCTTTTTTCACTATAGCTCCCTCTCTTACATCTGCTTTTTCAAACATAGAATAATCAGAAAACCTTTGACCTGTATATGCTCCGATTAGAAATAAATCTCTAGCTCTTTCATTAGATGCACTTAACTTTGCATCTTCTAATAATTTAAGCTCTAATTCTGTTAAATGCACATCATTAGTCTCATACTTAGCTATCTTTATATTATTATAGTCAGTCAATACTTTATAGCCTTTTTTACTGCACCATGAGATCATTGTTTTAAAAATACTCATATACCTATGCAAAGTATTGTCATTCAAATTATATTCTTTTCTCATAAATGTTATAAATTCAGCATAAAAATTGTCATCTAAATCATTTAATTTATATTGTTTTTTATTTAGCTTTTCGAAGTAAAGAGTTTTTGTAAGCATGGCTCGATACTTTATAAGCATTTTTACACCTACCTCCTGCATTTCTTCTCTTTCTTTTATAAATGCTTTCCAGAAATCTTTTAAATAAATTAATTGTTGTTTTTTTATGCTGAAATGCTCTTTTAAATGTCCTATAGTAAGCTCTTTACCATGATTATCTATAGCTTCATGTAGTTTGTCATTTATTCTGTTAAGCTCATCTGTAATACGTCTTAGCTTATAACTATCTCCACCTCTTTTTAATTTAGGCAATCTGTTTTCTTTTGACCAGTCTTTTGGATTAATTTTTAATTGTGTACTAAGTTTAAATTTCTTATTTTCCTTTTTTACATAGTATTGTATTATTATTAATGAATCAGTATAAGAATTAGGTTCTTTTAAATAAAAAAACATTAGTGGTAAGTTTAGTGGTAAGTAAATATATATTTAATTTACAATATTATTGGAATGTAATGGAAAATAAAAAGGGACAACATCGTATTTTTACCTTAAAATACAATAAAACTGTAAATTGATATAAATAAATTCAACTCCTGCCACCCCGACAAAAACCTTTGTAAGTCATTGATTTACAGGGGTTTATTTTTTGTAGTGGTAAATATAGTGGTAAGTTTGTTAATAATTAGCCTATACAAACTACGTTAAAACAAACAGAGCAATAGTAGAAATAGCCATTTTGATTGCTGCCATTTATTTCCATTACTGTATTACATTTACTGCAATTCATTTTTTTTTCCTAAATCCATAAGCTCATTAATGCAGGTTTTACCACCAAAAACAACAGCACAACCAATAGCAGGCTTTTTTCCTCTTTTAGCATAAGCAAAACTATACTGGTCAAAGTCAATACCACAACCTACCTGACAACCAAATATTTTAAAGTTAGCTCCTACAAAATACTCCGTATAAGCCTGCGTGTGCAAATGTCCCTGTACTGTACTCATCAAATCAGCTTTGCATTTAGTTCTAGCTGTTCCTGCTTCTCCATGTATGTATTGCACATTATCATAGACGACTCGGTCTTTAAACTTCCATTTAGGAGTATTTAAAACATCTTTATAAGATTTAATCCATGCCTTTGGTATATTTCCAGTAAAAGCTTTTCTTCTTATAAGTCTATCGTGGTTTCCAATAATAACATCTGCTTTTGGAAAAGCCCTATACCACCTAGCTATTCTTTTAATTGCGAACTCTAATTCTTCACCTCCACTCATTCCGTCAGGATCAGTTTCATGATAAGAGCTAAAATGATTATCAATTAAATCTCCAATAAATATTACTTTATTACAGTTATATTTTGCATAGATATAACTACAATGGTCTAAATAAGAATCTTTACAAAATGGCTCATGGAGGTCTCCTATTATTAAAATACGAGATTCTTTTTTAATAATATTGTCGTAAGCAATTTTTTTATTGCCTTTAATTCTCGGTCTAAAATCTTTCATTTACCCTGTCCTTTATATCTTTTCAAGTAATGTTTTGAGGATTTGAGTTTGCTAGATTTATTTTTAGAATGTATTCCTTTTCTTTTTTTTGATTTAGATTTATATACTGTTAAAATTTGATTTTTAGCCATTATTTTCTTTTAATTTTCTCAAATGACCTACCTCCAAAATAAGCTGAAATAACAGTAATTAAAGTGAGCTGTAAAAGGTCAATCCATGTGTCTTTAACTTCAAAATTTAAAACACCTGCATCAATAAAAATCATTAATACTGTGGAGATGACTAGGAATAACAAAACTATTGGTCTAACATTTTTAGAAAGCCATGTGCCTTTATTATCACTAACCCATCTTTCAGTTACGTTTTGTTGCATATCAGCTTCAGCATCTACAAATACCTTAGTCATTTCATTCTCAAACTTTGCTCTATCTTCTTTTGAGAAAGTATGTTTAGCTATGATGTTACTTATTTTTTCTGCTACTCCCCCTGCTGCTCCACCAAATAGTTTTGATAATATATTTTTCATAAATTAATTTTAAAGCAATTATTGATAATATAATTGTGTAAATGTTTACATGGCTTTCACCACAAATGCCAAGTAAGTGTCTAAGTGTTTCTATCATTTTAGTTCTTTTAGTATTGTATATATTTCTTCTAATTCTTTTTCCATGTACTCAATTTTCAAATCTTGTCTGCCGTCTGCAGGCAAAGCACCTAATTCTCCTCTTGGCCATTTTATTCTAAACTCATCATTTAGACTTTGATTATATTGTAGTCGTGCTACATCCATTTGTAGTGTAGCAATTTCTGCAGTCAAAGTGAACCAAACACCTGTTATAGATAATATGCCAAATATTATACCTATTAAACTTTTTATGTCTAATTGTATTTTAGAATTTTCTGCTAATTCTATTGGTTTTGTCATATTATTTATGATAAAGGTAAAACTGTAAATGAGCCAATTACTAATATGATTACTATCATAAAGACAAACTCAATTAACTTGTTCATCTTTTATATATTTTATCTTCTATTTTATCTAGTCTTTTATCTTTAGCTTCTATTTGATCTTCAAGAAATTCTATTCTTTGCTCAATAACTTCTAATGACTGTAAAGGAGGAAGCTTTTTTGCCACCTCTATTTCTTGTTTATTAAGTTCTATTTGTTTAGTCAAAGTGGAATAGGTCATAGTTAAGCTGATAATACCTCCTACTACCATTATAATAGTTTTTAAATCTAAGTTTAGATCAGGTTTGCCATCTCCGTCAATATCTACATTGACTTTTTTATTTTTAATTCCCATTACTTATTTCTTTGTATTCTTCCTTAGCATCAAAACATGGACAGACTTTCTTATTAGTAAAATCTTTATGACCATATACTGTAGCTTCAGGATATTTTTCTTTTAAATTTTTTAATAGTTTCTCTAATGATTCTTTTTGTTCAGGTGTTCTAGTATCTATCCATTTGTCCATCGTTCTATCCATCCCTCCTATGTAACATATACCTATAGAATTTCTATTGTGACCTTTACAATGAGCACCTATTTTTCTTTCTGGTCTAGCATCTTGTATCTCACCACTAAGAGTAATGACATAATGGTAACCACAATCTGACCAACCATTTCCAGTCACGTGCCATTCTGTTATGTCCTCTACATCAAACTCCTTATGTTCTGGAGTTGCCGAACAATGAACTATAAGCTTGTCTATTTTTCTCATAGTTTCTTAGTCTTTTTTATTGTATAGACAATAGTGCAGATAAGAAGAATTATCTTCAACCATGTTTCTATTTCAGTCATTGTCAAAGCCAAAACGACAGAGTTTAAAAAATAAATCTTCATATCTGCAAAATCCATAATTAATTAATATACTCGTCTACTAACGGAGCTTCTTGTTTTTCTTCTATTGGCTCAAAACTTCCATCTTTTAGATCGATGTTAATTTTACCATAAGTTTCCTCAAGTTCCTTTTTAAATTCTTCTACTTTTTGCTGTGCTTGATTAAGTGCATGAAGCAAATGGAATTTTTGATTCTCTAAAGCTCCTATGTCATGTAAGGCTTTCGATTGCGTGTTTACATGACCTTGTAAAGTTTCTAATTCTTCTTTTTTGATTTTGTTACTCATTTTTATTTATTTAAGGGTTAATTTTTATTCGTTTTATTTACAATTACATTTGTTTTTTAAATCATCTATTTCTGCTTTTAGCTCTTTTATTATTTATCCGCAATACAAAACACAAGAAACAAGTTTTACTTCTGTGTCTGTATTTCCTATCGTTACTTTTCCTATTGTTTTACTTCTAACAATGTCATCATCTTGTACTTTTGCAGTACCATCTCCATTTGATACTAATAAATCTCCACCCTCACAAGAACCTGTTACTAAAATAGAACCAATACCTACTGATGCAATTTTAGGTTTGTCATTTTCTTCTGAATATGTTTGTAATATTTTATCTAAAGAATTTTCGAGATTTACTATATCTGTTTTATATCTTTTAGAACTTGTTTGATAATACAATTCTTTTGAAGTTGTGTCATATCTTACATCAGCATAAGATGCTGTATATCCCCCAAGTGCATACATAAAAATTGTCCCCCCTGATGTTATACGCATTCTTTCGTTTGTACCATCTGTATAGAATAATAAATTTTGACCAGAAGATGCTCCTAAAGCCATATCTGCATTTCCAGATGACCTTTGTCCTATCCATCCTTTTTCTGTGCCACCAAGTTTAAAACTAATTACACCACCCCAAGTTCCATCAATATTTAAATCTGTAAAAGGGGTTTGGCTATAAGGGTTTGTTATTGTATCAGTTCCAATTCCTACATTTCCGTTACCTTTAATAACCATTTTAGGAGTTAAAGCGTATGTTCCTGTATCGCTTGTTGATGGTTGTGTATAAAATTCAACATCAGCAGTTGTAGTTAAAACCATCATCGCTGCTTGAGCAGTTGCACTTGACCTTGCAAAAGTATCTGAACCTGAATTATATCTTAATCCATTAGAACCTATCCAAGTTTCCCCTGTTGTATTTGATATGTTATTTTCACTGCTTTGACCTATTGATAAATTTCCTGTTTTAATATTAACGTTTCCAGAACTGTCTATACGCATTCTTTCTGTAACACTACCAGGAGAGGTTGTAGTAGTTCCTGTTCCAAAAGATATACCTGCACCATTTCCTGACCCATTAAATTGCATATACCCCATCCAAGTACTATCAACTTTCATTGAAAGTCTCATACCCTGTGTTGTCCAGTCAGTACCATTAGCATCCCTTACAGAATTTATATATAATTGGTTAAAATTGCTTACAGAATTTTGAAATGCTGCTAATCTTTGATAATCGCCTACATTATTTCCTAAATCATTTGGTCTTCTAACAGTTAATTGAACACCACTTTCAGGACTTGTATTTCCTAAACTTGCAGTTCCATCAGATGCTATACGCATTTTTTCTAAACCTGAGTGTCTAAATATAATTGGTATGCTTGGAGAATTAAAATTCATTGCTCCACCCACCATATTGATATAACCAGTTTGTGAACTTGCACTTCTTATTATTGCAATTCCACTATCAAACCCTGAATCTGAAGAATCTTTTACCATTAATTTAGCATCAGGGTCATCAGTTCCTATTCCTACGTTGCCGTCACCTAAAATAGTCATTACATTTGTACTTCCTGTTCTTGCTTGAAATATATAATCACTTGAATCTGTTGAATTTATTTTTGCTAAAATTCCATAACCAATTGAATTAGTGTTTTCAAATCTTCCTGCCCAATTATTTGATAAATTACCTGTAACTTCAAGTTTTGCAAAAGGATTAGACGCTCCGATTCCTACGTTTCCGTCACTATCTATGGTCATTCTTGTTGAATCAGAAGTTCCTAATAACATAGAATTATTACTGTGTAAATATGTAATATATCCTGCACTATTTTGTGCAGTATCAGCAAAATAAATTGCACCTCTCCCATCCGTATCTCCACCAACAATAGTAATACCATTTTTATCATTTGCACCCGTGCTTCCTATAACAAGATTGTCAGCATTTGAATCATAGCTATTTGGATTGGATATTCCAATTCCTACGTTTCCATCACTGTCTATGGTTAATCTTTGTTCATTATTAGTCCAGAACGCTAAAGGGTATGCACCATATTGTCTAACATCTGCCTGTCCAGTATCTTCAACTGAAATATATAAATCAGCATTTGTTAAACTTGCTGTTGAATTATTAATTTGTAATGTTGCATCAGTTTTAGATATTCTAACATCTCCTCCAAAAGTTCCTCCACCTGTCCAAGTATTTTCTCCATCAAAAGCTAATGTATATTTTACTTGGTCATTATGAGCAAACCTTAATCCACCACTCATAGTATCGCAATTAATAACACCTACATCTCCTGCTCCATAAGTTGTGTTTGTAGATGAAACTGCTTTTAGTTGCATATTTCCACTGTCTGAAACTATTAAAACTCTTGCAGTAGCTGAACTTCCAGAATTTGAATTTGTTACACTAAGTTGATTTGTAGTATTAGCATCAATAGTAGAACCTATATTTCCAGAAGAAGTTATATCTCCTGCAAAGGTTGAGTTTCCAGAAGTATCAACAACAAAATAATCATTTGTACCTAATGCCGAATGTTCAGATAATTTAAACTTATCACTATCAGAATCGTCAATACCTAAAGACCAATGTTGTGCATTATTAGCTAGAAAATTAATATAAGGGTCAGCTCCAC